CAGGTTTAAATCTCATTGAGAATATAGCTCTAAGTTTATCCTGGTTATTTTCCACACTGTGTGGTATATCTACTCTAACTAGATGTGGTGTGGTAAGAGCAAGGCCAGCTAATTTAATTTTATTCTCACCGTCCATTTTGGCAATATTGTTACCGTAGGATTGATGACTACGATATTCCACAATATCTACATTATCCCACCAGATCATTTCCGACTGATCACAGTTTAGTAGTGGTAAGTTAAGACTAAAAATTCTGGAAACTTCCGAATTTCCGTCTACGTGGATGTATAACCCATCTCTAGGTGGAGTTACAAAAAATCTTCCTACATCTAGTACAAGATTGTTTGCGTTAAAAAACTTTACTAGTTCTGGGCAATATTGTTCTATAAGATCGTGACTGGTAGCCTTGGTGTTTGTAGAATCGAAGTCTGTGATAGTCTTGTACATAAGATCTATCAGCTTAGGTTTAATAATTTGAAAGTCAGGAAGGTCTATGGCTTTGTAGGGAAGCATAAAAATATTTATAGTGAGTTGTTATAGTAAAAGAAAATGGGGGTGTAGCTCAGCTGGGAGAGCAGGACCTTTGCAAGGTCAAGGTAGCGGGTTCGAGTCCTGTCACCTCCACCATTTTAAGGAGTGTATTATGTGGATAGAAAATGTAGCCGCCATTGATGTCAAAAACGGGCATCATTTCGATGCTGGCCCCAATAGTATGTTGATACAAATAGCCGATCCTGCAGGCTGGTTTCCTACCCCCAAACACTCTTTTAAAGAAGTCCATAGGTTTGAATTTCTAGATGCCGACGATCAAGATGGCTTCCCTGAAGAAACCAAGATATCTAGAACACAGGCACAGGATATCACTTTGTTACTTAAACGTGCAGTGTCTGACAGAATGAATGTAGTAGTACATTGCACAGCAGGTCTCTGTCGTAGTGGTGCAGTTTGTGAAGTAGGTATTGTTCTAGGACTAGCTGATACTGGAAAGTTTAGACTACCCAATGTGCGTGTCAAAAAGTTTTTGTTGGATGCCATTTAACCGTAGCCAATCCTCATAAAACTTTATACTAGTATTGGTAAAGGGAAATCCTAAAGTTTCTAGCCAGTTGTTAAATTTTTGCGGGTTAATAAGGTCTAAATAATCTATAGTATAGTCTGAATCTAAATTAAAACAAGCAGGCAATAATTCTTGTTCATCAAAACTTTTAAGATAGTATTGTTTAAGTTCTTCTAGAGTTAGATTTTCTAGATTAAATTTATCCTGTGGTGTTATTTCTATACCTGAAGTCTTTAAAAGATGTATGTGATGATCCACAAGGTGTTCTAATAAAGCGGGATAACTTCCTTGTGTGTAGGTTACTGCCAGAGTACAACATCTATCCTGGTACTTTGCTACTATAAAGTTATACTGTTCTAGAGAATTAGTTCCAAACATAAGATGTTTACCCTGCTTAAATGCAGTATTAATTATACTATCTAGATAATCTTGACTAGATTGCCAGTCAACATTACGGAAGTTTCTGTAATTGCCTTCAATTCTTGGTAAAAAGTTTGTAACGATTTCTCCCAGGGCACGTATTTTTAAAAATTTGTCCTCTAGAATATAATCACATATATTATAAAATTGATCCGGTGCATTTTTAATAATTTGAGCTCCAGCTATTTCAAACATATTAAGTCTTTGTGTTTTGAATAGATAGATAAAATTTGACATCTTGATAGTTTAATAGTAAAATATTTATAATAAGAGACTTGTATAATGAACAAAATACCAATCTGGCTGCATCAGCCCGCGAATATAGATCCTAATGCGTTAGCTGATATAAAACTAGAAATTTTAAATCTGTTCAATGAAACTAAGACAAGTAGGTTATTCAGCGAAAAAACAATGGGATACAGTACTAAAGATCTCTACAGTAAAGTAGAGCTACTGAAAAAATTGCCAAGTTTGACGAGAGAATTGAATAGGTTAAAAATTTTAAAATACTTTGACGTGCTGTGTTTATTCTGGCTGAGACCAGAATATTCCGAATTACCAATACATATAGACGATCCTGAATTTAATGTTAATGTAGCTCTTAATATACCCGTGCAAGGTTGCACAGGCAGTTACACAGTGTGGTACGATGCTGAAATAGATTTTAATGCTAAAATACCCGACTATGCCACTGATGGTATCTATGATCCTGGCGGCAGAACAATCACAGGTACTGCAAAAGAAATAGCTAGAATTGACAGCGGAGTGCCCAGCTGGGTAAATATTGCTGTACCACACAGAGGTATGTATATAAGTGGTCAGGAAAGAATAAACGCTAGTTTAAGATTTACTTCTGAAATATATGATATTTTAGACAGTGAGTTTTTTAACCAGCAATTAGTTATGCGGGCGTAGCTCAGTTGGTAGAGCACTTGCCTTCCAAGCAAGACGTCGAGAGTTCGAACCTCTTCGCCCGCTCCAAGTTTCAAGGAGATAGTAAATGAAACCTATTACATTTATTGTAGAACGTAGTAAAGAACGTGTGATATGTGAGAACACTCGCGATGTTCGTGTGATAGATGGCGTAGAATATCTCACTGTTCACAAAGAAAACAATCCTAGACCTTTCCTAATGCGGCGTGACAGTCTTAAAAAACTTGAACGCAAGTCAATCAATTTTTAATCAATGTTGCTAATATTGTAACTTTTTTATTGTTAAAAAAGCAACAAAAATTCTGGTTGACATTATCCCCCAAATAGGTTATAATAGCGGTATAGTAATTAACAAGGAGCGGGCGATGGAAATCTTCGCATATATCGGAATGGTAGCAGTGGGTATGGGAATATTTGGTATTGCCTGCGTGTTATATAGTTTGATCCGCGCCCTGTTTCTAGCACACGATTTTATTATGTGGCAGTATGCTATGAGCAAAGAGAGCAATCCTGACCTTAAGTTTGAATTTAAACTGTACTTCCGTGGCATTGCCAAGAACTGGATTGATATGATAGGATACACATCTGACAGCTTTACCTGCCGCATTGGGTCTAGCGAGTGGTCAGGTTGGAGAACCTGGCGATAATGTGGATCTTACTTAATATTTTACTAATTGCTGGACAGCCCGACATCACAGTAGTTGCCAAAACTACCACAATGACGGAATGCATTAACCTACTGAAACAGCAGCCCAGAAACTCTGGCCATTATTGTGTCTATGCAAAGACAGGTGACAAAACAAATGAGAAGTAAATTTTCAATATACGACATTGATAGAGACCGTAAAATTATTTTTATTGAAGATGACAACGGCCCTGTCTCAGTTACAAATGATGCAGAAAATGTTCTTCGATCTGTGCGCAATGCAACAGGAGATAGCTATCGTGTAGTGTATAAAGACAGCACGGGTGAGTGGTGGGAAATTGTTGAGAATCGCACCACTTGGATGGGCACAGGCATTGGATTCGAACCTTGGAATGGGTTAGCCTGGGACATACTAAACACCGAGGAGCCGCAATGAACAAATTTGAACAATGGATGCTAAAGCGTATTATCAGACAAGAAGTGCGCCAGGGAGGCCATCCCGAACGAATAGTTAAACTCTACGCAATGATACGTGAAGCCTGTGAGCAAGAGTTTTATGAAGACAATATACCAACATTAAATTATTCCCTCTGTGGATGGTTTGAAGATAGTTTAAGAAAATTAAAATAAGGAGAGCAAAATGCCAGCAGTGTTTTTAGTAAGTGACACGCATTTTGGTCACGCTGGCGTTTGCCGCTTTATGCGGAACGATGGAGTAACCAAACTGCGCCCCTGGGACAACCCCGAGGAAATGGATGAGTTTATGGTCAAAGCCTGGAACGAACGAGTTAGGCCCAACGACAAAGTCTATCATCTTGGTGACGTTGTTATTAACCGTCGAGCACTTGCTACACTTGCACGCCTAAACGGTGACAAAGTCTTGATACGTGGTAACCACGATATCTTCCGTGATGACGAATATAGAAAGTACTTCCGTGAACTACGTGCGTACCACGTTATGAACGGAATGATACTGAGCCATATTCCCATCCACGAGGAAAGCCTGGGTCGTTTTGGTACCAACATACACGGTCATCTTCACGCAAACCGCGTAATGAAAGATGGTGTAGTTGATACTCGCTATCACTGTGTGTGCGTAGAACAAACAGACTTTCGTCCCATACTGTTTGAAGATGTCATCAAGCGTATCGAGGCTGAGGGTGGTTCAGTGGGTTTTAAAAATGGGAACGGTCCTATTATGTAAATACTAGGACTGTTTTCCAGGATTTTTATGAAAAAAGACGAAAATTTTGATGCTAGGCAACGTATTGAATTAAAGTTACTGGAAAATTCCACACATTATATCTACGGTGAAATTAACTCAGAAAACATAGCTGAAGCAATAAAATGGATTCTTTATGAAAATTTGCAAGCCAAAGAACAAAAAAACACTGACGTTATATATTAACAGTATAGGGGGAGATCTTTATGATGCCTTCGCTCTAATAGATGTTATGAAGAACAGCCCACATACTATCAGGACCGTGGGCATTGGGTCAGTGATGTCATCAGCATTTCTAATTTTTTCTGCAGGAACAAAGGGGGAACGCTGGGCCAGTGCCAATGCAAGTTTTATGAGTCATCAGTATTCTGACAATCTCAGTGGCAAGCATCACGATCTCAAGGCCACGATGAAAGACGGAGAACTTATGAATCAGCGTATGATTGATCTGCTTAAAACAGTCACCGGGCTACCCGCAAGCAAGGTTAAATCTAAATTATTACCACCCACGGATGTTTATCTGACTGCACAGGAGATCATTGACCTTGGTGTAGCGGATCATTTAATATAATGCTGCTATAGCTCTAGTGGTAGAGCGCCGCCTTGGTAAGGCGGAGGTCACTGGTTCGAATCCAGTTAGCAGCACCAAATAATTCAAGAGGCGTAAATGGAAAGAAAACTTGATATCGATGCAGTAAAAAAATTTATAGACCAACAAAGTGATAGTACCAAAATTTATATCGGTGCAGACAGTGCCAGATATAAAGTTGGTAATAAGTGGTATGCTGATTATACACTGGCTGTGGTAGTGCATATTGATGGTTGTCACGGTTGTAAGATTTTTGGTGAAGTACAGACAGAAGTTGATTATGATCACAAAGCCAGCCGTCCCAGTATGCGTCTTATGAACGAAGTCTACAAGGTGGCAGAACTCTATCAGAAGTTGGTAGACGTAATTGGTGATCGTGAGGTACAAATACATCTTGACATTAATCCTGATGAGCGCCATAATAGCAGCATTGTGATACAACAGGCTGTGGGTTATATTCGTGGTGTGTGCAATGTGATACCAATGGTGAAGCCTCGTGCCTTCGCTGCTAGTTATGCAGCAGATAGGTTAAAAGAAGTCCTAGCAGCCTAGAAATAAACTTCGGTGGCAGAATGGTTGATGCTCCCATCTCTAAAATGGGCTAAATGGGTTCGAATCCAGTTAGCAGCACCAAATAATTCAAGAGGCGTAAATGGAAAG